CGTCGGTTGCGCGAACGCGCAGCCGCGCCGAGGAGGGCGCTGGGCAAAGCTCCGCCGTGACAGGAACCCGTTTAGGTTCCTTTCAGCTTGACGGCGGCTCGGTTGTGAGGAATTCTGTGAGTGTTCAGGTCACGAATTCCCCGGCCTCGGCCGGACCAGGCGCCGCCCCTCGTGGGCGGCTCTTGCGTTTCTTAGGTGGTTCTCTTGATCGGTGTCCCCCGAATCATCTGACGTAGGACAAGCTTACGCCATCGGCGAAGCTGCCGTGATTTGCGACAGTTTGGCAACACCCTCGCCGCCGGCGGCCTCTTCGGCACGTCGCCGGCGGTCGTCATCGATCTAACGTTATAACGGCCTGACGCTATGACGTTGCAACGTTGTGACGTGATCACGTCTTACCGTCGATCTTGGCGATGCTGGGCCGCCCGTGCGCCTTGAGCATGCGGTCGATTCCCTCGAGGTAGAGGTCGTGCGCCTTGACATCGAGCTCGAGCGCCAGCTTGCGGATCTCTCGATTGACCGCCGGCGACACGTAGACCGAGATGTGCGGGAGGCTCTTGCGCTCCTTTGCCGCCTTCTTGGTCGCCGCCACTTCGCGGACCTCGGCAGTCGGGGCGCGCGCCGCCAGGTCGATCAGGCTGGGTCCCTTCATTGCAAGCGTCCCCTGATGAAGCCCCAAAGCTCGCGCAGCTCGGCCGCGGCCAGGCCATCGGGCTCAAACTCGGTCACCCCCAACCCAGCCGCCACCGCGTCCGCATGAGCGAACCGATTCACGATCGAGGGTGCCACCCTGCCGCCGAAGGCCTGCGTCGCGTCCGTCACCCGGCTCGACACCCGCGGCTGTACGGCATTGAGGATGATGCAATAGGGCTTGCCGAGGCGATCGATCGCGTCCCGCGTTGGCCCGACCGCTACCACGTCGATCGCGAACGGCCGCACCGGCACGGCGACGAGATCGGAAACGCGCATGGCCGCCGCCGTGCCGCCGGAATCCGCCCCCTGAGTGTCGATGATGATGAGGCTATAGTTCGCGCGCCGAAGCCCCTCGAGCGCATCAAAGAGCACTCCTGGGCTTGCACCGTCGACCGCCGGCGCCTCCGCCTTCCTGCGGCTCGCCCAGCTCACCACGGACCTTTGGGGGTCCGTGTCGATCATGTAGACGCTTTCCCCGTCCTGAGTTGCCGCGACCGCTACGCCGATCGCCAGGGTGGTCTTGCCCACCCCACCCTTTGCACTGGCAAAAGTCACAATGCGCATGACGTTCTCCCGTCACAACGTTGCAACGTGCGGGTGATTCGTCAACGAAAGCTTAACGGGAGACCACGACCATGCCCCGCGACGGCGCGATCATCTTCCGCGACCTGGTCGGCAAGCTCGAGGTGCTCAACGTCGAGTGCGACAAGTGCGGCCGGCGAGGGCGGTACCGGCTCGACCGGCTGGTTGAGCAGTACGGGATCGACGCGAAACTGTTCGACTGGGAGCCCGAGGCCGATTGTCCGCGCAAGGTGGCGAGGAACGAACACGACCCGTGCGGGGCGCGGTGCCCGGACTTGTCCAAGGTGGTGTGACACCTGGGCAGGGGAACCGCCCCAAACCGGCCGGGTGGGCCATTGAGGCTTGACCGCTGGTTCGTTCTTTCGGTCGGCCGGGCTGAGACCCCTCGGGGCGAAGGCGCACCAGCGGGCTCTCTGGAGCGCCGCGGCACCGGGCCGCAACCGGGTTGGGCTGGATCGCGATCGGTCCCGGACTCGTGTCAATGGGTCAATTGACCGACTCGGTAACAATGATGTAGTCGCAAGATGTGATGGATGTTGCGGGGGCCCGACCGCAACGCGATCGGGCCGCCCTGTCACCATCCGGGAAGCGCCCCGATCCACACCTGAATGTGGATCGCAACTTCCCAGAGAATGACGATTGAGATGGTGAGCATCTCTATCGTCCTTTCTTACGTTAACGCCGCGCTGTCCTTCCGACTCCGAATCGGTTCAGGACAGCGCGGCGTTCAGACTCATGACGATCGTCGTCCGGATAGTCAAACCGTCGCGCGGCCTTGATCCACGAACCCGATTCATTCAACTAATTGTAACTAATTGACAACCGCAATAACCAATTGAATAGCCTCCGTTTTTCCCGTGGAACCCCCACGGGTAAAGTGACGGTGATCCCTCGTGTTGTGGCTTGTTTTTGTCCCCGCTTGGCGAATCGCTTCGACAGCCTGGTCGAGGCCGAGGCCGAGCTGAAGAAGGCCGAGGCGCGCGGTGAGCGTGCCTGAGGTCACCCGGGCGAGCTCGAGCCCGCGATCGGCGTCTTGAGCGCCTCGATCAGCTGCTTCATGCAGATCCCCTAGTCGCCCGTCGGGAAACGGGCGATCTCGTTGATCAGGGCAAGCGGTCAATGAGTTTCTCGGCGGCATCGAGCGAGCGCTGGGCCGCGTCGTAGATCTCTTTCGTGTGTCGGTAAGTCAGCTTGCGGGGGTTCTCCGAGATCAATCTGAGGTGGCCCACAGCTTCGCCGACGAGTGCACGCAACTCGGCCTCGGCAGCTTGTTGGCCGGTCATGATACGAGATTCCACAAGAGCAGGCAGGCGACAGTCGCCGCAAATGCCGCACCCCACAATTCAGGCCGTCGCAACAGCCATATCGTCCATGATGTATCTTCGTCGATATTCATCGGCGCAGCTCCTACTGCGTTGGTGAAAGGGCCGTCGGGGTGTTACCGGCACCTCGGCGGCCCGCCGTTTAGACAAACACAATTAGGCCGGGAAACGCTTGTTTCCCAGCCACTTCTCGCACTTCCTAATGTCGTTGACTCCGCACACCGAAGCGCACGGAATGTAGAGACCCTTCATCACAGTCGCTTCCTGTGGTGGAGGTAGGGCGCTCGGGCTGTTTGCGCAGTCCGGGCGTCCGCTCATCCGCCCCCTCTCGAGGGCGAAGCTGCATTCGATATCACACACCTTGACAAGCGTCAATTGACGCTTTACATGGCGTCAATGATCGAGGGCTTTCGGCACAAGGGCTTGAAGCTCCTTTTTTATGATGACGACCGCAGCAAGGTGAATGCCGAGCATGTCGACCGGCTCGGCCTCATCCTTTCCGCACTCGATGCCGCGAGCCGAGCCGAGGACATGGATCAGCCGACGTTCCGGCTTCATGCCTTGAAGGGCGACCGCAAAGGCACTTGGGCCGTCACCGTGCGCGCCAACTGGCGGGTCACTTTCAACTTTGCCGACGGCAACGCAAGCAACGTCGACCTCGAGGATTACCATTGATGCGTATGAAGAACCCCGTCCACCCCGGCGAGCTCGTCAAGGCGAACCTCGAGGAGCTCGGGATAAGTGTCGCCGATGCCGCGCTGGCGATCGGCGTCACCCGTCAGCAGCTCCACAACGTCATCGCCGGCAAGAGCGCCGTATCGCCCGAGATGTCCTTGCGTCTCGAGAAGGCGTTCGGTGGTGGCGCCGACATGTGGCTGCGGATGCAAGCTGCCTATGATCTTGCCCGAGTGCGGCTCGAGAAAAAGATCACCGTGCACCGCCTCGCGGCCGGGGGGGCGTGACACATGCGGGATTGTCGCGACCAAGACTAGGGTAGACGATCATGAGCCGCGTTCTGAAATTGTTCACGGGAATAATCGGTCTTTTCTTATTGCTGATAACGATGGCGCAAGGCTGCGAGCTCCTCGACGGCTCGCCGTGCACGGCCGATACGGCCGCGGCGCTTGCTCCGCGCGTGTGCGAGCTTGACAACCTCGAAGGGTGTATTGATCGGCGGCGTTTGGCGATCCCCCTCCTCCGTGAGCCCCAAGAATGCCGAGATCTCAACTTGCGCGCCCAAGAGGGGATCATGCTCAATTTAGATCTGTGGAAACGAACCGGGCAAGCCAACGCCTGGATTGGACAGGAAATAGTCGCCCTGCAAGCAGAGTATGCCCGCTGCGTCAAGAAAGCGGCGATCGAGCAGCACTTGCCGGGCGGATCCCAATAGCGAAGGCCGCCGAATGGTGGCGCTCGACCCGCGACCGCGCTGGAGAGGCGGCCATTTCATCTGGCGCCCCGACCAACACCGGCGCCAGGCGGCGCTCCTCGAGCACGACGTTGCGACCAGGGGCGATCGACAACTTAGCGCGGGCCTCTTGCTCAGCCAGCTCGCGGTGCAGCACCGCAACTTGGCGAAGATGATCGAAGCGCGCCAGGCGACCGGCGTCGTCACTTTCAGCGGCTGGCCGCCGTATATTGAGAGCCCGCCGTTGTGCCCGTGATCCGGCGATTTATCGCTGCTCGTGCGAGCCCGCCATATAGATGCAGGCGTACCGGAACCGCCGGCAGATCACCGGATCGCCCTCCCGATGCAAGCGCTGCATCTCCGGGCTGTTCTCATACATCCGCAGCCACGTCGCCGCGTGGATGTGCCCGTCCGGCGCGTCGGACTTGCCGGTGGCGTGGTAGACCCGGACCAACTCAGGTCGAATGCCCAGAGCAAGATCATCCTGAATGGCACCGACGAAATCTCGCTGCGGAATTTGCTGACCAGTGGTCACCTCAAGTCCATCATGATCAATCACACCCTCGAGCGCCTGGTCGAGCCGCTGCTCGTCCGTGAGCATCACCGGCGCTTGATTGCGCGCAATCTTCGCCTCGAGCGCCGCAATCTCGGCCTCGGCCGACAAATGCCGGCCCGCGTCGTTCGGCAACAAGGCCCGCCGTTGTCGGGCGAGGTCAAGCTGTCGTTCCAGCGTCGCGTTGTGATCGCGCGCCAGCTGCGCCAATTGCACGCTCGCCGCAGCCGACGCGGTCGCAAGTGAATCCGGTTGAATGTATCCCGGGCTGGTCATCCGCTAACTCCCAATGCTCGCAACGCCGAAAGCGACGCCTCGACGCCGCTCCCGGCGAGGTTAAGCTTCGCCGACGCAACCACGCTGCGATGGTAGGCGCGCTCGGCGTTGTCCATGACGACCTGGCCCGCCGGCGAACTGGCAACGCCGATAACAGCATTCTGCCGCGTTACCTCGGCCGCAAGACACGCAGCGTCATGCGCCACGTTGCCGGATTTTACGACGCCGCCCATTGGTCACGTCCTTTCTAACGCCGCCAAAACGCGCAAGTGTCGTGCCCGGAACGCCTCTTGCTTCTCTGCGAGCGCCTTCTTCAGCGCCTCGATCTCGCGCAAATCGGCGTTCATTTGTTCCTCGTACGCGGCGAGGAGATCCTCGTCGCCGGCGCTCGCGGTCTTGCCAGTCATTTGCTCACCTTCCTCTTGTTAGTTGGCCTGCCCGTTTCACACCTTCGAGGTCTTGCGACCTATTTTAGAGCGAGGCCCGCGGCGTCCTATATCGCCGCGACAACGCCGGCGGCCGCGTCCGAAACGACACCGACGGTGTTCGAATTGTTCATGTCCCAACCCCGCCGTTGGGCTCGTTGCGCTCGAGCACCTCCAGCGCCGCCGCCGGCGGCCCGACAAACCCACGGGGGTCTTGCAGCAGGCGAAAAAGCGCATACCGGATCACATCGCTTCGCCGCACGCCGGTTTCCGCCGATAGCGCCTCGAGCTCGGCCAGCCGTCCCGCCGGTAGCGTGAACTCCACGCGGATCTGTTCTTGCGTTTCCATGCCCCGGGAGGTTCCGGTAAAAACCGGCCCCCCTCAACGCACCGAGGCGCCCGCAAAGCCGCCGAGGCCGCCACTCTTGCAACAAACTGCACCGCACCGCAGCGGCGCCGATACGTCTGCCCCAAAAGAGAAAGGGGGCCGATTTGGCCCCCTCTCTGGTGTCGGATCGCGATGTCAGTCAATGAAGGCGGTAACGGTACGGCCGTCCATTAGAGCGGTCGACTTCCAGGGTCTCATTGCGTGCAATGAAGCCCTTCTCGCGGCCGATCTTGAAGTGCTGATGCACGCTGATCGTTGGCCATCCCGTGAGTTCGAGCAACTCTGCGATGGTCACCCAACCGCGACGCAGCCGCTCAATGATGCGCTCGGTCTTGGTTGGCTGGCGCCGCTCGGCCTCCGGCTCGTCTTCGATGACCTCTAATACGCCGACAATGTCGGCGACCGCACGTTTGAGAATACGCACCTGTTGTGCGCTAATCATCTGGTTTTCTCCTGGTTTGAGATGATGGTCGGGCACCATGCCACAAACCGAGGCAAAAATCAAGCGAAAAATATAATGTGGCTCGATTTTTCTTTCCCGCAGTCAGCCAGCCCCAAACTTTTCACAGCTCGCCGACAAGCCGGCGCAATTCCTCAACCTGATCCCAATAGCGCAGCCGCGACTGCAGCCGCTCAGATCCGCCGCCACCATGGTTGATCGGCGCATCCATGTCGAAATCCTTCAGCTCGAGCTCCCGCCCAATCCGCCTTTCAAGGCAACCGATGCAGAGCATCCCGTCGCGCGGAGCAAGCCCCGTCGCCGCCCAGACCTCGTCATGCACCGCGTAATACTCGTCGATCCCTGTCCCCGAGCGCGTGTCAACCCGGCAGTCCAGGCAGGCAAATCTTCCTCGGTATCTGCGTCGTTTCATCTGAGGACCAAACTTTTCAGAACGAGCCGCGATAGAACGAGGGGACGTGGAGTCCGCGAGGCGGCGGCGATCCGCGACCCGGCATGCCATACCCCCCGGTCTTTCTGGGCCGACGCCATGACCCGTGGCCAGATCGAGGCCGTCGCAAGTCGTTGGCAAAGGCTACCGCGCGAGCCGCTGCTGCACCCGAATGACGGTCTGCTGGTGCCATCGGCCACCATTGGGCGTCGGAACCTGGCGCCGATTGAGCTCCTCGGCCAGTGCGCGAGACGACAGGCCTGACAGCTCGTCGAAGATCGGACGAAGCGCTTGAGCGCGATCGGCAGCAGCCGCGGCGATCCGTCGTGAGTTCTCGTTCGCGCCGCCGAGCTTGACGCCTCGAGCTTTGGCAGCTGCAAGCGCCTCTTTGGTGCGCCGAGAGATCAGATCGCGCTCCTCTTGGGCGACTGCAGCGTAGATGTGCAGCATGAAGGTTTTCACGCCGCGGCCGAGCTCCGTGACGATGAAGTCCGTCCGATGCTCCATCAGACCGCTGATAAAGTGCACATTGCGCGACAGCCGATCGAGCTTCGCGACCAGGATCGGGCACTTGGCCCGCTTGGCGCGCTTGATGGCAGCAGCCAGCTGCGGCCGGCGCTCGAGCGCGTCAGCGCCTCGGCCGGTTTCCTTCTCCTCGAACGCCTCGAGGACCTGGAAGCCCTCGGCCTGGACGAACCGGGCCACGGCCGCCTTCTGAGCGTCAATGCCAAGATCCTGGATGTCCTTCGACACGCGAAAATAGGCGACTGCGGGCTGCATTTTGCGGGGCTCCGTGATAACAGGCCGACGAACGTTGTACTGTGACACTAACCGCGTCACACGTCAATGGGGTAGTGTTCCGGCGAGATGTAAGGTGACGGCGCCGCAACCTGGCGGTGGTGCTGGCTGGTATACCACCTTGACTTTCCCTGGTATACCACCTTGACTGTCAACCTTGACTCAACCCATGACCCCCCTTGACTAAATTGAGGCCTCACCGTGGCTTTTGGGCTCTCAGCGGCCATTTAGCCCGTTACGCCTGTGTCGCCTGTAACGCGAGAAGTGGCTGCGGCACAGGGGGTGTTACGGGTGTTACAGGTGTTACAGGCTCTATATAAAGTTATTGGGAATGGTGGTGTGGCGTTGTGTGGTGTAGAGCGGGGAATGATGCATAACGGGTCTATGGAGAGCCCGTTTCCCCCGTTTAGCCCGTAACACCCCCTGATTTTATTGGGTTTTTGCGCATACAACCTGTAACGGGGGGCCGTAACACCCCGTAACACCCTCCGGTCAGGCGAGGTCGTCGGGGGCTGGTGGGGGCGGTTTTCTGAAGTATCCGCGCTGCAGTTTTCCACCGATCCTGACCGGGTTTGAGGCCTTGGCCCAACCGAGGCGGGCCATACAGAAGCTCAGTCGCTTGGCGGACTGATCTGTTATTCGGTCTGGCGGGATTTTGAGGTGGACGTTGAGCAGCTCGACGGTGCTGATCCGTTCCTCTTGCACGCTGCCGTCGCCAAAGACATCGGAGATGGTGCCCTGGGCGTTGACGAGGATGTCGTCCCACGGATCGGCGTCGCGGCGCGCTTCCTGCTCGATACCGGCGAGGCCCCATAGTTCCTCGGGCAGTTTCAGCGAGGCGCCGGCGGCCTCGAGTGCTGCGGCTTCGGCCCACAGCTGGTCGCGATCGCGACGCAGGGCCTCGATGTTGATTTTGCCGGTTCTCATGGGCCAGAAGCGGCGATTGCCGGTCTGCGATTGCAGGTATGTCTGATTATTTGTGCTTCCCCACAGGATGCAACGTCGCGGGAGGTCGACGCGGCATGTTCCGTATGCTGGGCGAGCGCGGTCGTGGGTTCGGCTGGCGAAGGCTTTGACGTGTTCGACGTCGGCACGTTTCATGCCGGCGAGGTCTGCGATCTCATAGAACCAGACGCCGCGCAGCAATTCCTGTTGCTCCTTGTCGTTGACGCCGAGGATGGTCTGGTCGGAAAAGTTCTCTGTTCCTGCGAGGGTTTCGATAGCGGCTGACTTTCCGAAGCCTTCCGGGCTTTCGAGCACGACAATCTGGTCGAACTTGCAGCCTGGCTGACGGACGCGGCGGACGCCGGCGATCAGGGCGAGGCGGCCGATCGCGCGGTTGAGCTTGGTATCTTCGGCGCCGAGGTACTTGATGGGCCAGGTATCGAGCCGCTCGACGCCATCCCATTTGAGCGCATCGAGATATTGGCAGATCGGATCGAATTGGTTTCGCAGGGAGAGCTGGCCGACGGCGTCAAGGATGCATTGTTTGCCGGGATCGAAGCCGAATGTCTTGTGGATTGTCTCGCGGATCATGAGGCAGGCGGCGTCGCTCATCTCGCCGGCCCACTGGCCGATGACATTGCCGCCGACCAGAAACTTGTCGTGAAAGATGTCGTATCTGCATTCGATGCCGAGCGCTTGGATTGCGGCGCGGGCGTTGGCGCGCGATGTCGTCACCGGCACGTCGCCCTTGCCGAGATCGGGCCACTCGGGGATTGCACCGGCTGACGGTGCCTTGTCGACCAGCGCGTCGAGCTCCTCGCGTGTGTGACCGGCCTCGATCCAGTCGACGACGTCTCCCTTGGCGGCCAGGTCGGGGAGCTCGACGACGCGGATTCGCGCCGCAATACCTTTCAGGCTTTGGGCCACGGCCTCGGCGTGCTTGCGGCCGGCGTCGTCGTTGTCGGGCATGATGACAACATCGGCGTCGCGCAGGTGTTTGGCGTGCTCGGCGGTCCATTTGCCAGCGCCGGCGGCGTTGCAGGTTGCGGTGACGTTCCACCGGCCGAGGCAGTCGACCTTCGCTTCGCCTTCGACGATGAAGATCCTTTGCTCGCCGGCGAGCGCCTCGAGGACCTCGGGGAGCCTATAGGGTAGAGGTTCGACGCCGGCGGCGATGGTCTTGCGCTCCCGCGTGGCGCTGAGCTTGCCCCATTTCTCGTCGGTGTAGACGAACCAATCGCTTCCCGGGCCGCGGCGCAAGTAATCGCCGGCGTTGAGTCCCCACACCCAAACCTCGGGGAAGTCAGGATCGGGCCGGCGCTGAACGAAAGTTTTCTTGGGCTTGCCGTTGGCATCGAGAGCGCGCGAGCCGTCCGACACTTTGTGGAACAGATAGCGCAGCACCTGAAACTGCAGTTTACCGCCGGCGTCGACATAGTCGTAGATCGCGGCCGGCTCGGTGTCGCGCTTGATGTCATCATTCTTTTGTGCCGATGCGCCGTTTGCTCCCGCATGGTTCTTGCCGTTAGGTCCTCGAGCTGATCGCTTTTTGCGTTCTTTGCTGGCGCCTGGCGCCAGCGTCTCGAGGGCATCGTTGAATTCGCCGCCGTCGACGAGCATCACGAAGTCGATGATGTCGCCGCCTTTGCCGCAGCCGCGGCAATTGAACACTTGCTTGGCCGTGTTGACGCTGAACCTGTCCGTGCCACCGCAGCGCGGGCAGGCGCCGGCGAGCTCGTGCTTGGCGATCTTCTTCAGTTTAATGCCGCGGCGGCGGATCTCGTCCTCGATCCGTACCTCGCGTGCGCGCTTGACGCGCTCCTCGTGATCCCGCGCCGTGTTCATTATTTACTCGCCGGTGAACGGATCGAAATCAACGCCGGTTGCCCGTTGCGGGCCTCCACCGCCGCGCGGCGATCCGCCACCCCACGGCGGGGACCATTGCGTGCCCATTGCGGTGGGCAATAGTTCGTAAAGCGGCTTGAAGAACCGCTTCATCATCATTCCGTAGCGCGCGGCCGACAGGGTGTCGTCCTTGATGCGTACCGGTTCGCCGTCTTTGCGGTGATAAAGGCGCCGCTCCTGCAGATAGAAGACGCACCCCCGCGCGACTTTCCACTTGTTGTTTTTCTCGCGCTCGTCGATCTCACGGATGCCGCCCTCGAGCGAGTTGGCGGCCGCGCCGGTGAGCTTCGCATGTGTGGCGTGCTGCGCCATCGTGCGCAGGCCGTACTGTTTGTAAGTGCGGATGATCGCCTCGCCGCTCCCCTTGTCGCGGGTGCCGGCGTCGGCTGGCCAGGCGACGGGAAACTCCATGTGACGGCCGAATATGCGCGTCTCGACTCCTCGCATGGCGGCGACATGGGCGCCTGGCGTCTGGTTGGCCATGCAGCACTCGGCGACGAGGTGGATGACGTCCTGGTCGACGTCGTGTGCGAGCAAACAAGCGGCCCACGGGTGGTCGATGCCGATGTCCATCCCCCAGCCCCAGCGCCAGTGCGCCGGGAACGAGAGCGGGTCGATGTCCTCGACAATCTCCTGTTCCGGCGTTCGATAGATCTTGCCCTCGCCGAGCATGGGCTCGCCGCGCGTTCGAGCTTCGCGCTCGTGCTCCGCATAGCTTGCAATTCTGGCCGCGCGTTCTTCCGGCGGGATGTGTCCATCGGGCGGAATGTCGCCGATGCCCATCTGCACGAAGGTTCTCTCGGGCGACCATTCTTCGCGGAACCGCGACGAGATCTCGGTCATGCCCTTCAGCGGTGTGAAGGTGATCATCAGAAAGCCGCCGGTCGCCACGGTGCGCGCCAGCAGTTCGTTATAGACCGCGGCGTCCTCGGGCTCCTCGTCGGCCCAACAAAAATCGAGCGTTTCGCCCTGCAACGCCATCGGCCCGGCCGCATAAGTGCGGAAGCGCAGCACCGACACGCCGCCGCTGCGATGCCGCACATTGATCGTGTCGTAGGCGCCGCCCTCCCCGCGCGCGAGCACAGGCTCGCCGACGAATAGATGCTTGGGGATCATGCCCGTGCCGTGGAGCTCGATATTGTTTGGCTCACCACACAGTTTCTTCTGCATGATGTCGCGGACCATCTTTAGGTTTTGACCCGCGCACCAGGCGCGCGCCGGCTTCTCGATCACGCGCCCCGGCCACCAGGTTGGATATTCTCCGGTGAGGTGGCACGCGGTCTCGAAAGCGCCCGCCTCGGTCTTGCCGAGCTGCGTGCCGGCGAAGAGGCCACGCTCGCGAAACCGGCCCGTTGCAAAGAATGCGAGTTGCTTCGGATACGCGCTCCAGAAGTCTCGCATCCTGTAGCGCCGCGCGTCCCGGCTCGCGCGCTCGATCTCCGCGGCCATCCGGCCGAGCTCGCGATCCTCATGCTCGTCTGTCATATTAAGTCCTCATCGACGGTTCCGGGTGGCGCGATCGGCGCCGGTTGCGGCTCGCTCGGGATCTTGATCGGCTCGGCCTCGACCTCCTCGTATTCGGCCTCGATAGTCACGTTGCCCTCGATCTGGCGGCGCTTGGCCTCGTCCTCAGCGACGAGCTGCTCGACCCTGGAAAGGCCGTTGGGACCAAATCGCTGCAGAAAGGCTTCCCGCGGTGCGCCGAGACGCTGCAAGGCGCGATAGTGCGACACCTCGAGCTCGGGTTCGCTGAGGTGATGTTCGACTTTGACAAGCGATTTGGTGACGATCGGATTCGCGCGATCCCAGATCATCCCGATGCCACGCAACCGGTCGGCGGGTTTGGTGGCGGCGTCGCGAATAATCTCCAGGGTGGTCGACATCATCTCGGGCTCGAGCACGTCGACGCGCCGGTCGCATTCCTCACGAAGCGCTTTGCGCACGCGCTCGTCGGCGAAAAGTCTGGAAGCCATCGAGGCGAGACTATCGGCGGTGCCCCCATAACCAGCGAGCCGCAGGGCGTGCGCCTGATTGCCTTTTGAGAGGAAAAGCATCTCCACACACTTGCGCCATCGAGGATGTAAGGCGCGCATCGCCGGGCCGTATTCCGGCCGCGGCTCACCGGGTTTGACGGGTGCAGGGAGCTTTTGTTTGCTCATGATGGACCGTCAGGACAGGGCCGCCGGCCGGCGCCCCGCCGATCCGAGCTTGATCAGCAGCTCCTCGTCGGTGATCAGCTTGTGCTTGTGCTCGGCGGGGATTGTGTTCTCTGGACCGAGCATTTGAATCATGCACTCGCCGCCGGGATTGATGCCTAGGTTCCAAGCTTTGCGCAGCACGGTTTTCCATGCGCGCTTTTTGCTGAACGTTTTGACGTCGATGATCGCCACGCCGAGAAATTGCTGGGAGCGCGGCTTGTCGGGATCTTTGAACGTAATCCAGAATGTCGTTTGCACGGTTCTCCCCCTTCGCAAGTTATGCCTGCGACGCAGCGGTTTTCGTCATTGCACCGTATGATGCTAACAGCCGCCGGCGGTTAAGCGCCGGGAGCTCGTCGAGGAGCTGCAGGGCGCGCTCGAGCTCGGCCTGGTCGGTCTCGGCGGCGCGCAGTGCTTCGGCAAATTGTGGATGGTGATGACAGAAGACGCCGGCGAGGGCGCGCATTGATCTGAGGCGCGCCAGGCGCTCGGGCGCGTCAATGTCCGGGTGCCAGGGTCCGAAGCTCATGACCGGCCTCGGAACAGTTTCTCGACCTTGGGCCAATTCTTGGAAACCTTGGCGAGCAGCGCGCGGCCGCGGCGTTCTTCGGCCAAGGCCGATTTCCATGCGGCCCCGTCGATCAGCCCCTCGAGCTCGTCGCGGATCAGGTCGACAATTACTTGCGGCTCGAGCGCGTCGAGCTCCCAGCACTCGGTGCCGAAGTCGCGCACATAGGCCGCATAGCGGCTGTCGGTTTCCTTGGCGAAGTTGGGTGGCGGGCTATAGCGGCGGACCTGGTCGATGTTGAGCGCCAGGCGGCGCACCTCGATATTGCCCCGCGCGAACAGGGCGAGCCGCTCGCGATTGTCTCGGGTCATATCGATGCCGTTCGGGTCGTGATCGCCGAGGTGCAGGACCAGCGGCGTCAGACCGCGCTCGAAGTGCTCCTCGAAACGCTTGCCGGCCTCGTACTGGTTCGACTCCGAATTGTTGCCGCGGCACGCGAAGAACGGCACGCGAAACTCGGTGCAGATGTCCTCGATGACACCGACAAGGGCGTCCTTCTCGATCCACACTTCAGGCCGATATTGCTGGTCGACCCAAAGGTCCGTGCGGTATGACTTGACCACGGTCTCGATGATCTCAGCCGGGCCATCCCATGACGAATGTGTGCGAACCGTGCGGGTGCGGTCCTCGATGCCAGCCCAATCAATCAAGCCGGCCCGGCGCCCATCCTTCACGATCGCCCCGAGGCGCTTGTATTCGCCCTGGTCGTTCTCGATCAGCGTGCGGCTGACGAACTGGTAATAGAGCTGGCGCAGTGTGAGCACGAAGCCTTGGGCCTGGTACTCGCCTATGATCGCGTTCGCCTGCTCGATCACCGCCATGGTCTTGGCCTGGAACCGCCGAGGCTCGAAGGTCTCGCACGTCATCGACCGCCCCCAATGACCCGCAGGGGCGGCAGGCGATCGCCGCGGTTGGCACGGATGAAGTCCCGATACTGATCGAGCCGCGCGTACTCCTCGAGGCGCTCGAGCGGATCGGCGCCGTCGACGAGCTCGAGGAGGAGCTCGGCCAATGGCCTTTCGCCGAGTCGATGGATTCGACGCGCGAGGTGGTGAATTCGGGAAGCGGGAGGCTTGCGGCCGGGCTGGCCGGCGGGGTAAGTGTCCATCTGCAAGTTTTCCTCTTTGCCCGGTCCTTGGTGGCCGGGCATTTTTTTTCGGGTGATGACGGCAGGGTTCACGCGCCGGCGGCGCCGGCGATCAACTTCTCGGCGCGTTGGATTTCCCAATCGAGGCGATTGGCTTCCTCTTGAACCTCGCGGTAACGCGCCTCTTCGCGAACCGTCCAACTGGCGGCCGGGTTGCTGACGATCGCGCGCAGGCGAGCTGCCTCTTCTTGCAGTCCGACCAATCTGATTCTGGCCTCGGCTATGGCGGCAGGCGTTGGTTCGAGTAGCGGACGCGGCGCCGGCGGCGTGGTGCCGTTAGCGAGATCGACGCCGAGGCGGCGCGCCGAATCCAGGAGCAGGTGCCTGACCTGGCCGCTGACCGTTCGGTCGCTCTCGGCGGCCGCGCGCTTCACGTAACTAATGAGCGCCGGCGGGAGCGAGACGTGCAGAACCTCGTATTGCGTCGTCATGGAGACTTCCTCTCGAAATCGCGAACCTTGCTGTCGCCGATCAAGAGGACACACCGCTGAGTAACCTCAACGCACCGTGCCCCGATTTGGCCATGAACGACCGATGCCGGCCGGCGCGGGCCGGCGAGACCCCCTTCCCTCTCGGAAAATCGGCCGAGCGGCGCGCGGTAGGGCGGGCGTGGGTGCTGGTTCGCGGAGTGACCGCGTCTCGGTAGGGTCGACCGGATCGCCTCTCCAGCGAGTCACTACGGGCCGCCGCGGGTGGCCCTCCGAACCTTCATTGCTAAGCCCAGCCGCCGGCGCCGGCAGGCGCACATGGCGGCGAACTTGCGGCCGCAGGCCGCTCCGATCATCTTTGTTTCGGTTCAGTGACGAGTGGTCGTCGGCCCTCCGGTGCGCCATCTAAGAACGTAGAAACCAGGTTTAGGTGTTTGTGCGGTAATTTCCGACAATTGAAATCTGGAACAGATAGCCGTTGCTGGTCCGGCGCAAAGCCAGGGTCGGTTTGCCGAACCAGTCCAATGGACCATCCCACCGGCGAATCAGTCGGTGGCACCAGGTCAGGACGCCGAGCTCCTCGAGGACCTTCAGCGCCTCGATGACCGTGTCTCGGCAACACCGTGCCTTCTCGGCAATAGCCTTGTGCGATGGGTCGCAGCGACCGGTCTTGGAATTGTGGAAGTCGAACAAGAGGACCTTCAGGACCTTCTCGTATGCCCTGGTGATCGGTCCCTGATGCTGCCCGGCCTTCTTATGCCGGGCGTTGATTGCGTCGACCACGAGTTGAATGTGGTGCTTTGTGTTGGCGTCGCAGGCTATCCGCGGTTCGAAGTGAAAGAACGCCTTGGTCCGTGTCTGCTTAGGCATGAGTTCCTCGTCGGTTGCGCGAACGCGCAGCCGCGCCGAGGAGGGCGCTGGGCAAAGCTCCGCCGTGACAGGAACCCGTTTAGGTTCCTTTCAGCTTGACG